GTCTTTTGTTATTTTCATACGATGATAGTTTTCTGTGAATCCTCCGTGATTACTTATTGTTGTTGTATATGTTCTCATAACTCTGCATCAAAATGACATTGACCGAACTCTACTATGCAGTCCCGGATCTGTATGCCTAACTTTAAATCTGCATACTCTCTAAGTATATCCTTAGTTATACCAATGGCTTCTAAGTCCTTATCTTGGTATGACATTTTACTCTCAAAGAAGTCATCAATGATTTTCTTTTTGTCGCCTAAGGTAGTAATAATTCTATCAATTTCCTCGTTGACTTCTTCTAAATGTTCATCATCGAAATAGTACTCAATGTACTGTGGCTCACGCTCTTCGCCACCAAATCTACCCGCTGCATCACTTGCCTGCAGTCCAAACCAAAACTTACCTTCTATGTCTCCTGAATAATAGCGCCCCATAACTAATTGATTTTCAGATTGTTAAACTTTTTTAATATATTCCCGATTGTTCTATGACTAACGTCATATTGTTTTGCAATTTTTCTCATTGATATTCCTTTTTTAATTAAATCATTCCACTCCTTGTAGAATTTGTTATTTCCTTTATCTTTTATGTCTTTATATGGTTTATGCAAACCAATGTCGTATGCATGTTTTGAATTTTCACTCCTTGTACACCACTCTAAATTTTCCACACGATTATCATGCTTTATTCCGTTGATGTGGTTTACAATTTCTTTATCAAATGGTTTTATTATGTATGCTTTAGCTACAAGTCTATGAACAAAATAATCTTTGTTATTTATTCTAACTTTAACATAACCTCCGTGTCCCGTTTTTGATAATTTTAATTCAGTAAGTTTATTAAACTTTCTTTTACTAAATACTTTGCCATCTTGAGTAACAAAATAATCTTTTTCTATTTCTACCATAACTTTATATTTTTTACAAAGATACATTTTAATATGGTATTTACTAATATCTTCCCATAATTTCTAATTGTTTAGTAGTTACATATTTGAACACCCACCGGTATATTGCCATCTCTTTGGATCTGTACTATCTCACCTGTGCAGTTGTTTTTTATTTTAATAACTGAGAATACACTAACACCACCTTGCCCATTTACTATGTTGAAGGAACTTGATTGAGTTACCAACCCACAATTACAATCTGTTGGAGGGTTTTCTGTAGGAGTGTTGCTGTCTGTTGAACAACTTAGTGACGACATCGCCACTGCTAAAATTAAAATTGATTTTTTCATTATTATATAAAATTAAAGTTTATTATTTCGCTAATACTATTTATTGATTTGAATACTTTTGAAGCCTTGAACTTATCAAGTGCTTCACTGATATTGTCTGCCTCGACAACATCCTCAAGGTCTGTCGCAACATCGTTACGCTCAACCCAATAACATACTAAATACTTCTTCATTTTATTTACGATTAAAGGTTACTGACTCAATGTTTGGATAGTCTCCAATCCAATTCTGCTCACGTATCTTAAAGGAATAGTTGTACGTATCCTTTATGTACGAAGCTCTGTGCTTGAAGCTACTCTCTCTTACGATTGGTAACTTGATAAGCTTCATCTTTAAGTATTGGTCGAACAAAGTTTGCTTGACAATACTGCAATTAGCCAATGGCTTATTGTTGATTCTCCAATAGCCATCTCTTAGGCTGATACTTAAAGAATCCCCGAACATCGGGGACTCTTCTATGTTTAATAATGTGTTCATCATAGTTATGATATATCGTCGGTTAATATTTTATACAATCCCGTTATGTCTTGAACATTGTGCAGCACCATGTAGTACTCAATGTCTTCCCATGTTGCTTCTACATCGGGATCAAGTCCGTAGATGTCGCAGATGTACTCATACATTGTCCACTCGTCATCAGCACTTACGTAGTCCACGCCACCATATCCCCACTCTAAATCCCAATCGTCTAAGGTGTCGCAGACTGTGTCTTTTTTTGACTTTGACACTTTTGTGTTGCCGTAGTATGAATAGTCATTGTACTGCTTGTACGAATCGTTTGAGTACCAATTGCCATCAACCCATTTGCCCAATTCTTCGTTGATGATAGTATGCTTATCGTCAGCAGCTAAGAACACTAACTTACTATACCCGATGTACTCTGATATGAAGTACTTACTCATGTCACACGTAGTGAAGTCATGCTTGAATTTCTTGAGCATATCGTTGAACTCATAGGTATCGGAGAACTCCTTGTTACCCAATCCCTTGATGACACCATTGTGTACAAACCCTAAGTTGTCATTGACTAAGAATGGGTGAAGGTTATGCTCACCCTTGTAACCACTAGTGGCTATACGGAAGTGAAGCACTATACTGCCGACATCTTTGTCATCTCGTAACTCATTGTACTTGTCAATGTACTCATCGTATACGTACGTTTTGAATACGTGAAGTTTGCCATTGTTAGTCCACAATAGTCCCGAACCCATCTCGTTATTGTCCCATGAGTTCTTGATGTGGGACTTTGGTAATCTACCTGCTTTCTTTGTGTTTAAAATTGCTATGCACATGATTTTTAATTTTTAATTGTTATTTAATATCTAATCCTTCGAATTGTTGTGTGTAGTTTATGAACCTATGCTTCAAGTCTTGAAGCTTATCCTCATTATACACTTGCTTGAGTAACTTGGTGAACTTGGTATCTACATTGTAGTACGCTTTGATAACGTCATCAGTAGGGTTCTGTATAGCCATCATAAGTAACTTACTTCTCCACTTCAATGTGTTGACACTCGGTACTGCACTGATGATACGAAACTCAACCCTATCGTGATGTATCTTGATAGCTTGGTACTTCTCATTATCTTTCTGCAAGTCATCGTTCTTCTTACCTTTGCAGTAGTTCTTATCTACTCTGCCGTAGTACAAGGCATAGAACAATGGAGTATAACCCTTGATCTTCTCGAACAACTGATCGCCCGACAGTCCATCTTCTGACAAATGGATATGCCCACCACATGACTTGGTATGTCTCGCATTGATATGCTTGACTAACTCATCATTGCTCTCGATATGCTCGAATATCTTATTGATATTGAACTCAAAGGTAGGACTGATTAGCTCATAACCTGAGTCATCACATAAGCTACCATCTTTCTCCTTACGCCATTGGTAGTTGGTATAAGACTCAAAGCTATCAATGTCTACTGAGTTACGTACATCCTCATCTTCTTTCTCTATCTCAAAGCCAATCTTGTATTTTGGTCTATTGCTAAAGTACAAAGTTCGATAGCTACCATTATGGTATCCACGAACATACTCCTCGGTATCATCAGGATAAGAGTGGTAACCTCTGTCCTCATGGTAGTATACATTGTCTCGATAAGCCCATTCGTCTGTGTCCTCTACATACACAATGTCGTGTCTGTCTCTAGCACAGTCATCGTAGTACTCACCATCGAAGTATGCGAACTCATCATTGTTGTCAACATAACTCTGACTATACCAACCCTCGTTTCTACCCTCGTACACACGCACCATTTGATCTGTATGGTAGTACTCTTCATTACCCTCGCACCAAAATGCATCGTCTCGATAAAGCACATCGCCATCGTGTGTAGTTACATAGTCATCACACGAATAGTAATAACTCCCATGTTGGAAGTACATTTCGTTTAGCATCTCATCAATGGTTACATACTCTTCATTGATTGAGTTTATTGCTCTCTTTACTTGATGTTTACTGCCATCGAATAACTCGAATAGCTTTTTTACTTCTGAATAGTTCATGATATTAATTCTTTAAGGTTTTCTAATGCAATTTTATACCCATAGTTCATAGACATCTGCATTAGTATGATGTCCATTGAACCTTTGTTTGCCTTGGCAAAATTTTCTAAATGCTCTCTCGTATCCGGAGTAGCAACAATACCTCTGTCGAGTGATTTCAATTCTTTCTCGATGTAATCTTTTAATTCGTTCATGATTTTAATTGGTTTTAAATTGTTTATTCTCTATAATCGTCGTATATTTCTATCCAACCATCTACACCTTCGTATCCTTTGTGCGTTCCGAATACTATTCTGCCATCGTTCTCTTTAGTAATGGCATACAGTTCTTCAAGTGTGTTGACTTCTATAAGTTCAATGGTATCTTTCTTAATTCTATGGCATATACTAAAGGCATCAATGTAGCCACTTATTATTTCTTTATTGGGTTCAATCCATTCTAATTCCTTAAAATGTCTTTTTTCTTCGTCTTCGCACCACAAGTAGTCATTGGTTTGCTCGTATGTAAATTCCTCTGAATACGAATTCTTAATCGGTCTGTCTATTATAAATTTCATGATATTAATTGTTTAATTATGTTTATGTCTATTGTTCCGTATTTCTTATGCACTTTCTCAAGTGCTTTTAGTGCCTTTGTCCACTCGTCTTTTGATGTGGGATTGTTGTACTCTCTGAGCCACTTTTGAATGTCTGTTATCTCTGTTCTCATAGTGTTGAGTCTTTTGTGCCGTAGTATAGGCAGATTAATAAATTGATTACCGATGGTATAAAGAACCATGCGAAATTCGGGAACGCTTCTACACTCCCGGGCAATGTGCCTACAAAAAATAGGCTACCAAATACTGTTAATGAAGATATGAACCATATCTCCCACACTTTTTGTCTCATGATTTAAAAATTATTCTGTCTGCCGTACGCAAACTAATTAAACGCTTCGCTTGTTGGTACTCCACCTGTTCACTTTGCATTATGTCTCTAATGCATTCAGTGTAAACTTTTACTCTTCGCTCAATGCTGTCTATGACTGACTGAACATTTACTTTGTTTTTAATTCTTGGTCTCATCTATTCTTTTCTTAAGAGTTTCTACTTCTTTTGATAATGCGTCAATGATTTCTTGTTGAACCTGCAGAACTTTAACTACCATTTCAACTGTCTTTACTAAATTGTCCATTTGATTAAATTTCGGTTATTAATTTGTTTGTATATTCCAATTCACTTTCTAATTCTCTTAAGTCTTTAACTCTATACACTTCGCCATACAAATGAGCAAAGCCTTTATTCTCAATTTGTGGCTTCACTGCATTAATACGGTATTCCAATTCTTTTACATCGCTTTTCAAATCGTTTATGATTTTGCGTTTGGTATCTCTATATGGATACAGTTGTTTAAATGTTAAATAGTCCATTTGATTTTAATTTAAGTTTAGAACGTATTGCAGAATCGAACTGCACTATGTTGGATAGTATATTGTTACTCCACCAAATACGTTATATATTCCACCTTGTTTTTATGGGATTTCGCCACAAGCATACAAGGAACTCATTCATTTAGTTATATATAAAAAAGCCACAACTATATTGTTATGGCTTGGTTTGTCAGTCTATTGCCTATATAAAATAGGCGTACATTTTTTACTATCTTTCGCTTTCATATAACTATTCAATTACCTATAAATTTTGCGTCCAAACATCGATAGTCGTTTGGATATAGGAATGCTTCGCCTTAATTGAATAGTTGAGTGCCTTCGGTTTTACCGCGGGTCTACACTCTCACCTAAAAAGTTAACTTAGTGGATATGTTTATACCACTACTTTTTTAAGGTAGTGAATAAAAAGTTTTGTCAGTATTTCAAATAACAGTCACTAAATGCACTCTAGGAGCTACATTTAATACTATTTATAAAAGTTTACGTTTCTACATTTGCACTCTAGGAGCTACAATTTAAGATACTTTTATAAATTTTGTGTTAATCTAGTGTAACACAATAAAACCACTTTTGTAGAGTGCAAAAATTCGATTTTTACCTTTGTCTATTCTCAACAAAGTAGGCACTCTGAAAATGTAAGATAATTACTACTTATTTAATATAACTTTTACTGCTTGTAGTACTGCATATTGATTAGGTAAATTTGTTTTGTAGTGTAGTTTAACGTTATCGCATAACAATTTATATGTATTACTATCTTTTTTTGCCTTAACTAAAAAATCAATAATACTTTTATCTTCCTTATTCTCTAAACTATTTTTGTCTAGTGTTAAGATATTTGAAATAATACCTCCGATTGTTTTGTTTTGCTCTTTTTTTGCATTGTTTACGTTTCTTACATTTTGAATTGTTACTTTTGTTTCCATGATTTTAATATTTAATTTGTTGATTTTCAATGAATTAAAGTTGAAATGGCGTTATCAATTCCTTAACTCGAGTACAAATATAGAATAAATATCGGATAAAAAAAATATTTATGTAACTTTTTTTTGATTTTGCCTAAAATTATATATAAATGCCTTTGTTTATAAGGGTTTTTTAAATGTTCATATTATACTATATTATAGGATAAAAATATAAGATAGGGACAAAGCAAAGTATTAAACTCTGCAAAGCCTTATAAATAGTACAAAGTTTAAACGGGACAAGTCTCGAGCATTACAGGAACCGAACAAAGTTTTGATTAATATATAAGTAATGGAAACGGAACCAATGGAACCGGAACCAATGGAACCGGTGAACCGGAACCGGCAAAGGTGAACCAATAGAAACGGAACCGGAACCAATGGAACCATGCAACCAATACCAAAACGCCAAAAAATCGGGAAAGCGTTTTCGGAAACGATAGCCCCCCATGCGAAATAAAATCGACTTTCTGATTTGGGTTCTTATCGCAAAATGTAGGTACTACCCAAACTCTGCTATTATCTAAATCACTATATTTGTCTAACTTTAAAATTTCGCAAGATGAAACAGAGATTAGATTTATCGAACAGTATTTACCAACAGAGACCAAATGGTTCTTTGAGTGGTTTAACTGTGAATGATGGTATGTTGATTAACAACAGACCTGATGGACAGTCGGGAATTGTACAGGCTGCTCAAGCAAGAAAAGCCATGAAACAGGCGGAGAAAATTTCGATTATAGCAAGAGGAAATGCTATGGGAGAAATGCTGTCTGAGATGGGAGAATGTTCTGAGTGTGATTAATCAAGACCAACAAAAAAATGAGAGGGACCTAAAAGTCCTTCTTTTTTTTTATAATTGACATTTCCGGTTATATTTTACGACGTTTTTGCGACGACTCAATTTTTCTAACTATTTGATTATTAACTATTTATTCTTTAAATGTCGAAAATGTCGAAAAAAAGAAGGAAATATAGTGGGGAAAAAACTAAAGGAGGTATATTTATATATATATATATAGGGAGACCTAAAATTGACATCCGACATAAACTCGCAAAGCGAGATTATCATCGAGACAATTCGCACTTCTCAATTCGCGATTTGTATTGTATATGAAAAAAATATATATTTGCATTGTAATTTTAAATCAAATCAAATGTTAGACAATCAAGGTTACTCTCCTAAAGATTTATGTTTTGGAGAAGAGGGAAGAAAGAAATTAGTTAGTGGCGTTGTAAAAATGTCGAAAGCTGTAAAGAGTACATTAGGTCCAAATGGTAATACTGTACTTATTGAATCTCCTGAACATACTCATGGCATCACGGTTACTAAAGATGGTGTCACTGTTGCAAAATCAATTTACTTACTTGACCCTTCGGAGAACCTTGCGGTTCGTATGATGAAGGAGGCTGCTGATAAGACTGCTACTTCTGCGGGAGATGGTACTACAACTGCTATTGTACTTACTGAAGGATTGGTATTGGGAGGACTTGAGCATATCAAGCCACACCATAACAGAACGGAGGTGCTTCGCAACATGGTGGAGATAAGCGACAAGATTGTGGAGAATCTAAAGAAGAAGAGTAAGAAGGTTACTAACAGTATGCTTATTGATGTAGCTTCAATCTCTGCGAACAATGACAAAGAGATTGGGAGGATAATTGCTGAGGTTTATAAAGATGTTGGCAAGACAGGGATTGTAACGGTGGAGAAAAGCCAAAATGATGAGACGTATGCAGAGACCACTATGGGATTGAAGTTTGACAGAGGGTATTTGAGTCCGATGTTCATCAATGATCAGAAGAAAGACGAGTGTGTGTTTGAGGACGTTATGGTATTGGTAGCTGATATGGAGGTATCGAACATATTGCAGATAGAGAGCATATTGAAACCAATTATTAGCGAAGGAAAGAAGCTGTTGATTATAGCTCCTTGTGCTGCTCCTGTGATAAACACGTTGGCGGCTAACGTTATGAAGGGGAATGTGAAGATATGTGCGGTTGCACCGCCTAGTTTCGGATACAAGCAACACGAATTGATGCATGATATAGCTGTAAGCTTGGGTGCTACCTACTTCAGTGAGAAAACAGGGGACGATTTGAGCATTATTAACTTCGGTGACTTGGGTCATGCTTCAAAAATCATCGTTAGTAACGACAAAACCATAATCATAAAGTCAAATACAAGGTCAAAACAGGACTTAATTGACGAAAGGGTAGTACAACTACGTGATAACTACAAAAGTGCCACTAAAAAGGCTGATAAGGACTTCTTATTGGAGCGTATAGCGTCACTAACAGGTGGAGTAGGTGTTATATTTGTTGGTGGACAGACCGACTTGGAGCAAAAAGAACTATATGACAGGGTTGATGACGCTGTTTGCGCAGTAAGATCAGCACTAGAGGAGGGTATATTACCCGGTGCAGGGAAAGCGTTGCTTGAGGAGAGTGCATCTTTACAGATTGATGAGGATAAAAGTCCTGAGCACAATACGGCTGTTGTAATTATCAGAGATGCATTGATGGCTCCGTTCCAACAAATCTTGGCAAACGCGGGATTGAAGCCATCAGACGTGTATCCTGTTGGCATAGAGCTAGGTCATGGGTATAATCTGAAAACAAAAGAGTACGGTGACTTGATTAAGATGGGTGTTATTGACCCACTCAAAGTAACACGTTCAGCATTACAAAATGCTGTGAGTGTAGCCACCACAATCTTGAGTACCAATGCAATTATAACAATGGCTCGTTCATACGAGCAAATATAAACGCTATGCAACCAATAGGGAAATTTATAGTTATCAAAATAGTTGAAGAGGAATTGAAAACACAATCGGGTATGATACTATCTGCCGAAGATGTAAACCAATTTCGTTACAAACGCGCGCTTGTTATGGCATCAGGGACTGATGTATTGAACATAAAGAAAGATGACGAGATATACTATGACAAAAGCCATAGTTTCACAATGCTAATCAACGGAGAGCAGTGTACGATTATTCGGGAGTCTGATGTCGTTGTTGTTTTATAGCTTCGTTCATCTTGATAATCATATCACGATAGACTTTATCGGTATAGGATACATTCTTCAGGAACATCTTATTAAATGAATTACTAGTGGGGATTTCTTCCCCACTCATTTTTCTATACATAGACTGAATTACTCTTCGCGCCTTGATTGAAAGTTGGTATAGAGCCTTATTATTCTTCAGCCTTGGTCTAAACACTTCGATCCATCCTCTTGCTCTTAGGCTCTCAAATCTATTCACGTCCCAATTCAGTATGGTATCATACTCTGCAAACTTTGCTTTATCGAAATATTTTTCAGAGTATAAGAAAAACATCATGTCAAGGTCTGACTGAGTTAGTTCGTATCTTACTTTTGCGAATTGGCGAATTACTCTCCAATATTTCATATAATCTTCTTGATTTGATTTCATTTGATTTTTTTTTATATATTTGCTACAAAGTTATTAATTAAAAATAATAATCATGCAAGAAAAGCCAAAAAGACCTGATACTCCGTTAGCGCCAACTCCTGAGCCTAAAGTTACTTATAAGAATTTAGGATTAGCAAGAACTGCTACGAATAGTGCAGAGGGAAGAGACACAAAGACTCCTGCTACAGCTAGAGACAGTGCTGATTACAGATCAGGATTTAAGAGTGGTTTAAAGGGAAAGAAAGTTTCAGATTTACGTAAAAAATATGAAGGCACAAACGAATACGTTGAAAAAGGTAGATGGGAAGGCCAAAACGCTATTAAAAAAAAATAATATGAAAACAAACAGACCCGACACTCCGTTAGCTGCTACACCTGAGGCTGAATTTTCTTTAACACCAAGATATGATAAAGCAAAAAAGACTCAAGATACTAATGAGATGGTAGGTAAAACTCCATCGGGATTAGATGTAAGAAATGGTAGAGCTACAGCTAAGCCATACGAGAAAAAATTTATTCCTGCTAATGACAAAAGAAGTAACTCTGTTATTGTAGATAGTAAAAATAAGATTATAAAAACATCTACTACAGGGTCTCAAGGAAGCAGAGAAAATTTAAGAAGAGAGTTTGTAAAAGATAGTACTGATACAATGCAACGTAGAAACAAAAATGCAAACTATTACAACGTAACATCAGGAAGCAAAAAAGAATTAAGTGATTCTGATAAAAAAGGTTTAGTATCACAAAAAAAGGGTAGATTAGCATAAAACTAAATAATATGAAATCAAGTATAAACAGACCTGACACTCCATTAGCGGCTACACCTGAACCAATGCCTGTTAGCTCAGGATTGCAACCTAGTAATGAATTGGGATCAATGCCTATGAATAAATTTCAAGCTACTGCTGATGCAGCTATAAAACAAGTAGCTGAGATGGGTGCTGCTAAGATAGCAAAACAACAACCTCAACAACAACCTCAACAACAATAGTCATGCAAGAAAAACCAAAAACAAAAAGACCGGATACGCCATTAGCAGATAGCCCGACTCCGAATTATAGCAATATGAAGACAACCACAAGAGGTTTCTTCAAAGATAAACCATATACTCCAACAGCTACAGATAGTTCATACTACAAACAAGGTTTTGAGAGAGCAGTAGAAGGAAAGTCTATTTTGCCGGCTTACGATATGAAAACCAAACAAGGGATGCGTGGATATGAAGAAGCTACTAAAAGAAACTTAAATCCTAAAAAGAAGAAATAATGCCTATCAATCAAAGAAGACCCGACACGCCATTGGCAACTAGTCCTGAGCCAAGATTTGTACAGGATACAATCAAGCCAAAAACTTGGCAAAAAATGACTATAGAAGAAAAAGGAAATAAGAAAAAAGAACTTATTAAAAAAGGCGGTATGGAACGCTTTCTTCAGTATAAAGATTCTGTAAGTACAGAAGCTACTAATAGAAGAGATGCTGAAATTAATAAAGCTGCTTCTAATAAAGGAATGACCGTAGCTGAGTACCAAAGATGGTACAAGAAAGAAGCAAAAAAACCTGATGCTCCTGTTGAAGGTTTAGAAATAGGGAAGGCTTGTAAAAGAGGAGAATCTAAAGGAAGTTGTTCAACAGGACGAACAAATAAAGGAGAATCTTTAAGAGATACAAAATAATCATGGCAGAAAATAGAGATACACCATTAGCACGAACACCAATTGTTACAACAGCTGTGAATATATTGGATGAACTTCAAAAAGCATCAGTTGCTAGGTTGAAGGCTAAGAGAGAGGAAAGAAAATCCAATTCAAAAGAAGGCAGAAGAACTCAAACAGGAGCTGATAAACTTCAAGGATTGGCATCTTTAAAAAACACATTAGGAAAGCAATATCACAGACCAACAACTGAAACGATTGTAAAAAGAGTAAAAAAATAACAACTAAATATCAAACAAAATGAAAAAGTCAACAAACAATTTACCGGCATCATCAAAATTGAAAGCACCTGCAGTTAAAGGAGCTATGAAAGGAGCAGCAAAAGGAGCTGTTGTAGGAGCTATGAAAGGAATGGTTAAATCAGTAACAAAGAAGAAATAATGGCAAAAAACACTCCAAACTTGCCGGGTTCATCTCGTTTGCAAGCACCAAGTACAACAGGTGGTAACAAAAGATTATCCATCAACCAAAATAGCAAAGGCGCTACTAGCAAAGTAATGTCAGGTGCTAAATCAGGAGGAATAAAAATGAAAAAAAACTGTTAATAAAAATGGCAAAGAAAAAAGAAGACACTGTAGAAGAGACTATCGTTGTAGAAACAACAGTTGTAGTAGATGAGACTCCTGTTGTAGAGACAGTTGAAGTTGATAAATTTCCGGGACATAATACAAGAGCATTTAGACAATAGGTCATGGCTGACAAGTCTAAAATGCAATGCAACCGTCCGACTGCTTCGGACAGACCGGGAAAGAAAAAGATGGTAAAAGCTTGTAGTGGAGGAGAAGAAAAACTCCTTCACTTCGGAGCTAAAGGCTATGGCAACAACTATAGTCCTGCTGCTCGAAGAAGTTTTAAAGCAAGACATAGTTGTGATACAGCTAATGATAAATTAACCCCAAGATATTGGGCATGTAAAAACTTATGGGCAGGACCGGGAGGTTCAACCACAAGTAATCCTAGTAATCGTAAAGGAAAATACTAATGAAAAAAGTAATTGCGAAAGCAAAACAATACGAGTCTAAAAAATCATTAGATGGCAAGATGAAGTTTCTAAAAGGAAATGTATCAAAGCCACCTACAAAAAAGAAATAAGATGCCAAAAGATGCATGTTATACAAAAGTAAAAGCGCAGTACGATGTCTTTCCATCTGCAAGAGCTTCTCAAGCGATTGCTAAATGTCGCAAGGGATCCGGTTCGGTTAGGAAAACAGAGGCAGGAACATCTTTAAAGAGATGGGAAAAAGAGAAGTGGACAGATACTAAGACAGGAAAAGCATGTGGTGCAGGAGGAAGTAATGAATACTGCCGACCAAAAGTAAAAGTATCGTCAAAAACACCGAAGACTATATCAGAGATAAGTCCTTCAAAATTGGCTTCTAAGAAAGCTGAAAAAACAAAAGTAGGCATGGGTAAAAAAGTTTCAAAAATTTAATATCTTTACAAAATGAAATCAAAAGGATTAGGAGACACAATTGAGAAAATAACAGCTGCAACAGGAATTAAAAAGGCAGTAGATACTGTTTCAAAAGCTACAGGTAAAGACTGTGGTTGTGGAGCAAGAAAAGAAAAGCTAAATGATCCAAACTTATTGGTAAACAAAATATTATATAAAACACAATAACATGTCAGTATTCAAAACAACATTTTCAAGAGCATTAAGAGTATATGCATCAACTGATGCTAATATACCATATCCAACTGTAATAGAATCAGGAACAACTACAAACTCAGGACCATCCCAACTTATTGATGCAAATGCTTTGTTTGTAACAAATGGAGTCAAGACAGGAGATATTGTTATTAATGTTTTTAATGCAATAATGGTTACAGTTGTAGAGGTTATTGATGAAAATACATTGCTTTTAAATGCAAATTTGTTTTCATTAGGATACGATTATAAAGTATATCAGGCATCTCCTCAATCGGGACTTGGCAATCAAGGATGTTATCTTTATATTGGCGAGGAGGGTGATTATATTGTTGTAACCATAGGAGGAGATGAGGTTGAGTTTAAAGGTTTAATTAAAGGAACTGTTTTGCCTGTTCAGATTATAAAATTGATTTCAGGCGGTAATGCTTTAGCTCTTTGGTAAGATGGCAAAGATTAAACAGCAAGAGAGTGCTTATCAATCTAAACCAAAGAAGTCAGGAGTAGCATCTAAGACTAAAACTAGTACACTGAAAACGAGTAAGAACTACGTGAAAGCGTACAGAGGACAGGGAAGATAATGAAATACATTAATTATATATTGTCATCAATAGTATTATTATTTGTGCCAATACAAGGACTTTTAATAGCTGTAGCTGCAGCAATAGTTTTAGACACTTTTACAGGAATATTTAAAAGTGTAAAGCTAAAAGGTTGGAGCAGTATTAGAAGTAGGGTTCTATCAAATATAATATCAAAGATGGCATTATATGAAGTATGTATTTTATTCTTATTCGTTATAGATAAATATGTTTTGAATGAATTTATAATTAGGTCATTTGGTATAACATATATGTTTACAAAAATATGTGCTATACTTTTAATTTTTGTAGAGTTGGTATCTATAAAAGAGAACATTGAAGAAACTTTTAAAATTGACATTTGGAAACTATTAAAAAGAGCCTTTCTTAGAGCAAAAGAAGTTAAATCAAATATTGACGATATTGCATAATCTATGAAAAATCTACCTAAAGAAGAGTTGTTGAGTCGTCTTGAGGCTATTAATAGGAGTAATGCTATTATCTATTTTGATTTAGAGGGATTTATATTAGGAGTAAATGCCATTTTTTTAAAGACTATGGGTTTTAAAGAAGATGAGCATGAAAAACTTATTGGAAAACATCATAGTATATTTGTTAGTTATGATTACTCAAAATCAGACGAATATATAAAGTTTTGGGAAACATTAAGAGATGGTAAATTCTTTGAAGGAGAGTTTGAAAGAAAAAAGATTGATGGTAGCCCAATATACCTTCAAGCAACTTATAATCCTATCTTTGATGAAAACAATACCATTACAAAAATAATGAAGATTGCTACTGACATTACAGAAATGGTCAATAGTAAAAATAAGATTGATGCTTTATCTAAAGACTTACAGATTGAATTAGAAAAATCTGAAAAACTTAAAGATTCAATAGAGATAGAAAAAGATGCTGCTCTAAATGATTTAGATTTAGTATTAAAAAAGAGTCAAAATGAATTAATAAAAGTAATTGTTAAATGTGCTTTGGCAGTTATATTAGGGGTTGGAGTTATAACTACTATGTTATATTGGGCAGCTATTATAACAAATAAAGAAACTCAAATAATTGGATCAACATGGAGTAACATGTTTAGTGTATTGTTAACTAATGCATTTTCAATAGTTGGTACAATCATGGGTATTAAATATGCCACACAAGAAGGTAGTAATAAATAAAAAATAAGAAAATGAGTAAGATTTCAGAATTCCAAGCTACCAATGGATTAACAGCTGATGGTGTTTTAGGTAAAGCAAGCTTTGCTAAAATGAAAGAACTATGGAAAGTAACAGATGAGCAATTAGCTCACATATTAGGACAATGTCATCATGAATCTGCAGGATTTACAGCTGATACAGAAAATTTAAACTATGGTGTAAAAGGGTTAATGTCAATATTTAAAAAATATTTCCCTACTGAAGCAGTAGCATTGCAGTATGAAAGAAAACCTGAGAAGATTGCTAATAAAGTATATGCATCAAGAATGGGTAATGGAGATGAAGCAAGTGGTGATGGTTGGAAATTCAGAGGAAGAGGAGCTCTTCAATTAACAGGTAAAGATAATTATAAAGAATTTACAACTTTTATTAAAGAAGATTGTGTTGCTAATCCAAATCTTGTTAAAGATAAATACTTTTTAGAAAGTGCTTTATTCTTTTTTAATAAGAATGGACTTCTTCCTTTATCTACAAGTGTTACAACTGATTCTATTACAAAGATTAGTAAACGTGTAAATGGTGGGACGCATGGATTAGAAGATAGAATTGTACAAACAAACAAGTTCTATAAACAAATAAAAGGATAATGAGAAAAATAATTATTATGTCCCTAATTTTGTCAATATTTGGGACGAGTTGTGCTTCGAGAAAAGTAAATATAAATAAAGTAAATTCTGTAGTTAAATCAGACAGCACTTCAGTAACAAAAAAAGAAGTGGTTACTACTCAAGATAATCACGTTAGTGTTGTTACAGATACTGATGAAATTGAGATTGTACCAATCGATACTACTTTACCTTTTACTATCAATGGTAAAGAGTACAAAAACGCAAAGATAAGACATAAAAAAACAAAAAATGTGTTAGTAGATACTACAAAAATAAAAACGTCTGAAAAAGCCTCAATTGAAACCACAGTAAAAAAGAGTGCAAAAATAGAGATGATAAAAAAAGACATTGATAAGCAATCAAATAATTGGTGGTGGCTTTTGATATTATTGCTTATTGCATTAGGATATTACACTTATAAAAGAATAAACAAAACATTATTTTAAAATTTATATATTTGTACAATTAAATTAAATCAAAATGGAAAAAGTAACACAAGAAGAATTAGGAAAAATTCAAGAATTAAACGCAGAGTTTAACAAAGTAAAAATGGCAATTGCTGATGCTGAATTGCAAAAGCAAACATTAATTAGAGTTGTTGATGAGATTAAAGCTCAGTTCTCTGCGCACGAAAAGTTATTAATAGAGAAATACGGAGCTAATGCTGTTATCAATATTCAAACAGGAGAAGTAACACAAAAAACAGAGTAATTATGACACCGGGTAAACTTATAGGAACATTGTTCCAATCAAGAGATGCAATGCACATCGCACATCTTCAAACGACATCGTTTGCAGAGCATAAAGCATTGAACGCTTATTATGATGGTATACTTGATTTGACTGATAAATTTACTGAAGCATACTTTGGTAGAAATAAAAGAGTTGAGATAGTTATTCCTGAGTCAAAAAATACAGATGCAACTACTCACTTAAAAGAGTTGCGTTCAACTCTTGATACTGAGAGAAACAATTACCCATCAGAGTTGCAAAACATTATAGATGAGATGATTGCTTTAGTAGACAAGATTCTATATCTATTAACTTTAAACTAAAATAAAATGGCAAAGATTAGTGTATATCCTATAATAGCAGCTCCTATTCTTGATGATACTGTAATAGGGACAGATATAGCAGGCAGCAATGCTACAAAGAATTTTCTTTTGGCAGATATAATTACTCTTGCCACAACAACAAATCAATTTGTTACGTTAATAGACAACAATCTTCCTGTATATGAAGATAATGACGAGGCTATAGATGATGGTCTTGCTGTAAATTCAATATATCAAACATCTACAGGTGAAATTAGAATTGTTGTTTAAAATATAAAAAATACATAATGTCGAAGATAGCTACTTACCCCTTAGCGGACACACCTTTACAATTAAGCGATAGGTTAATAGGGACAGAAGCTCCTCGACCAACACCATCAGCTACTCCTCTTGCGACAAAGAACTTTTCGTTAGGGGAGTTGTTGCAGTTATTCTCAGGTAACTTTCCTGCTGCTACTTTACAAGCAGTACTTGATGCAGGGAATATTGCTACTCAAAATATTACATTAACAGGAACTATTGATACCACATTAATAAAGCCTGATAATATTGAGGATACAAGTGGTAGTCAAGGATTGCCTTTTCAATTTCTTAGTAAAGGAGCTGTAAGCATAAATTGGGTTGATTTGCCGGTAGATAATCTTCAGGCAGTTCTTAATTCAGGGAATACAGCTACTCAGAGTATAACTCTTGTTGGAAATATTACTTCAACAAGAATAATACCGGGCAATATACAAGACGATACCACAGGCATTGGAACAACAGGTCAATTTCTTTCAAAAACAGCATCAGGTATAAGATGGGTAAATGCTCCTGCAACAACAACACCGGGATTGGGCGATGTATTATCTGTTGGTAATACTGCAATAAATAATATCAATCTAACAGGTAATGTAACTGCAACTTCATTTATTAAAACAGGAGGTACAAACCTACAGTATTTAATGGCAGATGGTTCTGTTACTACAGGCGGAGGTTCTCAAACACTTCAGCAAGTTACAACAGCAGGTGCAATAACTACAGATACAATAACTGTTGGGGGCATAATATCAGGAAACTTATATTCAGATGGATATGATTTTGGGATTAGTGATAACAATGATGCTAATTATAATTTTTTATATCACCCCCTTAGTGGTCTACAAATAACTGATACAATAAATTATGTTTATATTTATCAAGATGCAAGTATAGGATTCCAAACTGCTGCAGGTGATGGAAATTTAAGATCAGATTTGCTAACGAACACAAGGTCTTGGCAATTTCCTGACGCATCAGGCACGATAGCTTTACTTTCTGATATTCCTACCGGGTCTATAACTACTGCGCTACCATTTACAACAGATCACATTTCTGCAACAGGTAATCAATATGTTATTGGAGACGTTGTTTATTATAGTGGTAATATTTACAGATGTATCGCTAGTAATGATTCATTGTTACCAACCAATACATTATATTGGACAAATCTTGGTGCAGGTTATCCGCTTGTGCAACAACCATCTGATTGGAATGCGACAAGTGGTAATAATCAAATATTAAACAAGCCCACAATACCAACAGTTGGTACTTGGGGAGCATTAAATTACCCTACATGGACCACAGGAACACCGTTTGTAAAGATGACTGCTGTAGGAACATTTGCATTAGATACTACAACTTATTATCCTTATCCAACGGGTACAATATCTCAATATATTAGAGGAGATGGTACATTTGCTACATTTCCAAGTATAACAATACCAACATTGCAGCAGGTTACAACTGCAGGTAATACTACTACAGACGTAATATTTCTTCAGAATATTGGAGTGTCACCCCTTTCAGTAGTTTTAGCAAATAACTATATTTATCTTGCGGACACTTTTACAGGTAAACAAATATCAATATCTACAAATAATGATATTGGATTTATAGGAGCCGGTGGTAGTAGTCTTTACTTAAAATCGCCTAGTACTATTACAGGTACAAATATTCAAACACTTCAAAATGCAAGTGGTACAGTAGCTTTACTTTCAGATATTCCTAGCGGAGGTGTTACATCTGTTACAGCAACATCTCCTATAACCTCATCAGGAGGTGCAACACCTGATATATCTACATCTATGGCTACTAATAAACTTATTGGTAGAAGCACAGCAGGCACAGGTGTTATGGAGGAGATAACTATTGGAACAGGATTAACTTTATCAGGAGGAACATTAAATGCAAGTGCGTCAGGGGGCGGAATACCTCACGCAACCGCTGCAGGTACAGATACATATACGGCAACAGTTACAGGTGTTGCTGCTTATAATGATGCTGATGCTTATTTGATAAGATTCACAAACGGAAATACTACGGGGGCTACATTAAATATTAACTCATTAGGTGCGATACCTTTGTATAGAAATAATGATGGAGTTTTAATTGGTGGTGATATTATTTCAGGAGGCGAAATGCTTTGTGTGTATAATTCAACAAATAATCACTTTCAAGTAATTGGAACTGCTCCAAATAGTTTGTTTTCTTATGTTACAAATGATGACTCTGTAACTTTAACCAAGGGAATGCCTGTGTTTGCTTTTAGTGGAACAGGAGATAGGATGACGGTTAAGAGGGCGTTTAACACATCGGATGCAACATCTGCTCAAACAGTTGGATTAGTATTATCTACATCTATTGCAGCTAATCAAAAGGGACTTATAATGATGCAAGGTTTGTTGGATGGGTTAAGTATTCTTCCAACATCAACTTGGGCAGATGGAGATGCTGTATATCTTGGTGCAACAGCAGGAACAATTACAAACGTTAAACCTTTTGCGCCTAATCACTTAGTTTACCTTGGGGTTGTAACAACAGCAAGTAATGGAGCAGCGGGAAGAATGTATGTAAGGGTACAAAACGGATATGAGCTCCAAGAGCTACATAATGTACAAGCACAAAGTCCTACTTTAAAAGATACACTTTGGTACGACAACACAGTTTCTCCTGCGCAGTGGAAGACAGCTTCAATACCAACAATAATTGGATACACTCCTGAAGATGTCGCTAATAAACAAACTGATTTAACAGCAAGTGCAACTAAATATCCAACTGTAAACGCGGTTAATACAGGATTAGCTTTAAAACAAAATGCTTTAAGTTATACACCTTATAAGTTTATACAAACAAATACAACTGCTCACACAGGAACAGTAGCTGAAACTATTGTAGCTACTGCAACTATTGTTGGTGGTACTTTTAATACTTCAGATGTTATGAAGGTTATCTATGGTGCAAATAAAGCAACTGCTATAAGTTCTACATTAAGAATAAAAATAAATACTTCAAACACACTTACCGGAGCAGTTACATTAGCTGGTATGTTAACCACTACTGCAAATGCATTAATTTTAAAAAGAAACTTTATGTTAAATGGCGGTAATTTATACGGAATGATATTTTCTGCTACAAACACAATTACTGATGAAGCTACTGTTTTGACAAATGTTTATAATAATACTCCTTACAATACTGCAAATACATTATATTTATTTTTTACAGTTCAAATAACAAATATTGCTGATAGTGTTACGCCTAATTTATTTAATATCACAAACTAATGAAATCAATAGTCAACGGAATAACAGGAGAGTTTATGTATTGCACAGCAGTAGAATATGTATTGCAAGAAAATGAAATAGCAATAGATGAACTATTAACTGTTTTATATGAAAAGCCATATTTCAATTTTGAAACAAGAGAATTTTACGAAGGTGCAATAGAATAATGAGCAAAGAAACATTAGATAAGTTATTAAATTAAATGGATATACGAAAAATATCAATAGGACCTGATTATAAAAGCGGTGCAATGCATTACATTGTGGGTCAAAAAGTGCTTGGAGATAGTAATGAAATCCATTTAATTAAGATAAATGACAAAAAAAATGTATTAATATATATTATAAATGAAAAAGAAGAGGTAGTTTTGTGGAAGGAGTTTAGTCCTACAGTGCCTATTTCAATCGAATATAATATAAATTTTTAATGAAATCTCCATTTTATTTTATAGCAAAGCCTGTAAATGGTAAACGCTATGACAACACAAAAGACATCGGTGGTATTGAATTTATAGTCAGTACATCAGAAGAAGATCATAAGTTCTCTAATAGATATGCTGAGGTTGTTGAAATACCATTAGGATATACCGGTAATATATCAATAGGAGATATACTTCTTGTGCATCATAATGTATTCAAATTTTATAATGACATTAAAGGCAGACAAAAAAGTGGCAAAAGTTTCTTCAAAGAAGATTTATTCTTTATTGAAATAGATCAATTTTTTATGTATAAAAAAGGCGATACATGGTATGCATACGATAGGTATTGCTTTGTTAAACCAATCCCCACAGTAGAGTCATACATCTCCAAGCCTTTCTCGGAAGAACCATTAATGGGAATTATGAAGTATCCAAATGAGTACTTATCAACTAAAGGAATTAAAGCCGGAGATTCGGTTTGTTTCGTGCCTGATAGTGAATATGAATTTAATATTGATGGAGAGAAGTTATACAGAATGTATGATCATCAAATAACAATGAAGTTATGATAAATATTATAGATGATTTTTTAGAAGAAGATATTTATAACTATGTTTATAATAGTTTATTAAGTAATCAATTTCAAGAAGTTGAAGTAGGAGATAAAAAGTTTTGGGTTCAATATAGCAATAAAGAATTTGATGATTTTATTGTTGATAAATTAAGCAACATAGACAAAACTAAACGAGAATGTTTGTTAGGATTTTTTAGAGTGGCAACTGAAGAGTTTGATACTGATTGGAGAATCCACGCAGATTCAAAAGTAGGAGACATTAGACCCGAAAGAGCACTTGTGTTATATATCTCTCCATCTACAAAAGAAGGATTGCACGGAACAGCTTTTTGGAAACATAAAGATGTAGGATATGAAATGCCTTTAGATGTTCCTAATGAAGAAGCAGATAGATTTCTTTCAGACGAAGCGAATAACTTAGATAATTGGGATTTACATTCTGTAGTAGGGTATAGGCCTAATCGTGCTCTTATGTACCCTTCAAATTACTTTCATAGTAAATATCCAAACACCGGTTGGAAAGAAGGCAGAATGGTATATGTAATGTTTTATAGATAATAATATGACACCTAAAGAAACAAAACTAAAAATTATTTCTGCCGGGCATAAGGCAGTTCTTGAGTTAATAAAAGTAGCTGAAGAACCTATCTTAAATATTGATGATATTGGAGGTGAATTGGCAGCAGATAAATTAAAAAATGCTGCTGCTACAAAAAAATTAGCTATATTTGATGCATTCGAGATTTTAAATAGAATAGAATCTGAGAAAGAAGGCATAGAATTATCTGAAAAAGGTATTAATAAAACTGATTCAAAACAAGGATTTGCAGAAAGAAGGTCAAAATAATATCTACACCATAGTAAGGGACCATATACCTTCTAATGCTATTACTAAGAAAAACAGTAATAAGTCTTGGATATATGGATACAACGAACAATATGATGTTGTAGTAATATCAAAGACAGGAGAGATAGGAGATATAATCAATATATCAGGACTTAATATCGCTCTTCCTAAAACACCAAAAGATTGTTTTAAAAGAAGTAATTCAAAAGCTGAACAGTATTGGGAAAGACAACCAATCCCTAAAGAACTTTCAAGAATACAATCTATATTCCAATGGAATGAAATGGCAGCTGAATTTAAAAACAGATGGGTTGATTACATTGAAAATGAATTTGATTTTAGAGATCAAGGTTTTTGGTTTATGAATAATGGTACTCCAACTTACATTACGGGCTCTCATTATATGTACCTTCAATGGGCTAGTATAGATATTGGATACCCTGACTTTCGTGAAGCTAATAGAATATATTGGATTTTTTGGGAAGCATGTAAGGCAGATGAGAGAAGTTTTGGAATGATATACTTAAAGATTAGACGTTCAGGATTTTCATTTATGTCATCGTCTGAGTGTGTGAATATAGGGACACTTGCAAGAGATGCAAGGATTGGTATCTTGTCAAAAACAGGAGCCGATGCTAAGAAGATGTTTACTGATAAAGTTGTTCCTATAAACAATAGACTTCCGTTCTTCTTTAAACCAATTATGGATGGTATGGACAAGCCAAAGACAGAGTTGGCTTTCCGTGTACCGGCATCTAAGATTACAAAGAAAAACATGTATGACATAGATAATGATGCCATAGATGGTTTGGACACATCAATAGATTGGAAGAATACAGAAGAGAACTCCTATGATGGAGAAAAGCTTATATTTTTAGCTCATGACGAGTGTTATGCTCCTGATACATTGATACTTACAGAAGATTTTGAATTTAAACCTATTAAAGATATAAATATTGGAGATAGGGTTATGGTTGAAGGAGGTAAAATAAAGACTGTAATGAAAAAAGTTTCAGGTGAAACTGATAGATATTTAGTTAAACAACCTTACGGACAAGATTATATTGTAACAGAAAACCATAGATTAGTATTTAACAGGTATATATTTAACTCAAGAAAAAAAAGCAAAAGGCACGAAGAAGTTATAATGACACCTAAAGAATATTTAGGTAAATCATCTTTTGTTAAACAGCACCTAACAAGGGTTGTTTCTAAGGGAATTGAAATGTCAGATAAATTTGAAGGAATGCCTCCATATCTTTTAGGCTTATGGCTTGGAGATGGCAGATCATCATCTTTTACAATACTTGTAAATAAAGAAGAAGAACCTGAAATATTAGAGTATTTAGGAATGATTGCTCAAATGAAAAACATTCCTTTTGAATTAAAGAAATCAGACTGTGCTAAAATTATTGAATTTGCATTTAAAGGAATAAATTCTCAATTACGAGACATTGGAGTTTATAATAATAAACACATACCTGATAGCTATATGAAATCTTCTATTGAATCAAGACTTCAATTGTTAGCAGGATTGATTGAGACAGATGGATACTCTGATAAAAAAAAGAATATAATTTCTATTGGAATGAGCAGAAAAGATTTAATAGAACAAATAAGAATATTAGCTCTTTCTTGTGGAATAAGTTGTGGAAATGTACAAAATTATAAATCGAATTATAATACAGAAGTTTATAGAATAAGTTTATCGGGAGAATTATCAAGAATACCATTAATAACAAAAAAGAAATCGTTTGAAGATTACGAACCAATAACTACAGGTAGGCGAAATAAAGTATCTGTAGAGTATCTTGACAAAGGAGAATATGTAGGTATTCAAGTTGATGCAGATAATGATGATGAAAGAAAATTAATTCTTTCGGACTTCACTGTAAGTATGAATAGTGCAAAATGGGTTAAACCAAATAATATTCAAAACAATTGGCGAGTTACCAAAACTTGTCTTAGATTAGGTAGTAAGATTATTGGAAAGTGTATGATGGGTTCGACCTCAAATGCATTATCAAAAGGAGGTCAAAACTACAAAGACCTATATGAAGATTCAATGGTAGGAAGTCGTAATGCTAATGGTCAAACCAAAAGTGGTCTATACGGCTTGTTTATTCCTATGGAGTGGAACATGGAAGGTTTTATAGATATCTATGGTATGCCTGTGTTTTACAAACCGGAGACGCCTGTAAAGGGAGTTGATGGTACGATGATAAAAAATGGAGCTGTTGAGTATTGGGAAGCAGAGGTTGATTCTTTAAAAAGCGATTCTGATGCTTTAAATGAATTTTATCGTCAGTTCCCTAGAACAACATCACATGCGTTTAGAGATGAGAGCAAACAATCTTTGTTCAACCTTACAAAGATATATCAGCAGATTGATTATAACGATAGTTTGGTTAAAGAACATTTTTTAACAAGAGGTTCGTTTCATTGGAGAGATGGAGCTAAAGATACTAAAGTTATATTCACCCCTGATTCAAGGGGTAGGTTCTTGGTAAGTTGGACACCTGCAAAGCACCTTCAAAATAATGTTCATGTACGAAATGGATCTAAGTATCCCGGCAATGAACACTTAGGTTCTTTTGGTTGTGACTCTTATGATATATCCGCAGTAGTTGGAGGTAGAGGGTCTAATGGTTCACTTCATGGTCTTACTAAATTTCACATGGATGAAGCTCCTGTAAACGAGTTTTTTCTTGAGTACATAGCAAGACCTCAAACAGCAGAGATATTCTTTGAGGAGGTATTAATGGCTTGTGTGTTTTATGGTATGCCAATTCTTATAGAGAACAACAAACCTAGGTTGTTGTATCATTTTAAAAATAGAGGGTATAGGAATTATTGTTTGAATAGACCTGATAAACAATACAATAAACTAACAAAGACAGAGAGAGAACTTGGGGGTATTCCAAACTCATCTGAAGATGTAAAGCAGTCTCACGCTTCTGCAATCGAGTCTTACATAGAGAGATATGTTGGATTTGATTTGGCGGGTGCTTATAGAGATTCTGATGAAATGGGAACTATGCCATTCATAAGAACATTAGAGGATTGGGCAAAGTTTGACATAAACGACAGGACAAAATTTGATGCTTCTATTAGTTCAGGATTGGCTATTATGGCCAATCAAAAGCATTTATATTTGCCCGAGAAAAAAGATTCAAAAATTATTGTTAACTTCGCAAGGTATTCGAATGAAGGAACAACAAGTCAAATAATTACATGAAAAACGTAGTAATAGATATAACATCGTCAGCCTTTCCGAGTCAGTTAGCTACTGATGCGGTTAAAGCTTCTCAACAATTTGGGTTACAAGTAGGTCAAGCTATTCAATATGAGTGGTTTAGAAAAGATGGAAGCAATTGTAGATATTATGGTCAATGGAGAGAGTTCCATAGATTAAGACTTTATGCGAGAGGCGAGCAGTCTGTTGCTAAATATAAGAATGAATTAGCTATTGATGGAGACTTATCATATCTAAATTTAGATTGGACACCTGTTCCTGTAATACCAAAGTTTGTTGACATTATCGTAAATGGAATGTCAAATAGACTTTTTAAAGTTAAAGCATATTCTCAAGATGCAATGTCTCAAGCAAAAAGAAACAAGCATCAAGAGTTAGTAGAATCTCAAATGGTTGGTAAAGAAGCTTTAACTAAAATACAAGAGCTATCGGGTGCAAATCCATTTATAATGGACCCTGAAAAGTTACCTAACAATGATGAGGAATTATCATTGTATATGCAATTAAACTACAAGCCTGCTATTGAGATTGCCGAAGAAGAGGCTATCAATACAATGTTTGATGAAAACCATTATGATGAGGTTCGTAAAAGACTTGATTATGATGCTACAGTACTTGGTATTTCTATTGCTAAACATGAATTTCTTCAAGGAGCAGGAATTAAAATATCTTATGTTGATCCTGCGAATGTGGTTTATAGTTATACTGAAGACCCTTATTTCAGAGATTGTTTTTATTGGGGAGAGATTAAAACTTTGCCGATAACAGAGTTGATGAAGATAGACCAAAGTTTGACTAAAGAGCAGTTGCAAGAGATAACTCAGTATAGTCAAGGTTGGTATGATTATTATAATGTTGCTCAATTTTATGAGAATAGTGTATTTTCAAGAGACACGTGTACGTTAATGTATTTCAATTATAAGACTACAAAGAAAGTAGTTTATAAAAAGAAAATTCTTGATAATGGCGGATCTAGGTTTATAGAGAAAAG